ATATTATAGTCAATCATTTTTCTCCTAACTTAGTTACATTTGATTATAACAATGTTGACATTTATTGCAACTAATCAATTGACAAAAACTAGACGAAACTATCCATAAAAAAACTATGTAAAAACTATGTAAATAAAAATAACCAACGATTTTTAGCCATTTTTTAGGCACAAAAAAATTGGCTCTTATACCTAAAATGGTATAAAAGCCTATATATTTTACTATGCCCTTGTAGCTCAGTTGGTAGAGCAATTGATTTGTAATCAAAAGATTGCCAACATTTCGCCAAGTTTTATTATGTTTTTTGTCGATGACTATGAAATAACTATCAGACATTTGTTGTTATATCTTTAACACAATGTCAACAACATAGCCACCTTTATTTAGCCCACCCTGCGCCCAGTAGCCTAAGCCACTACCGATCTACTAAACAAGTCGATCTTCCTATTCGTTATGCAAATGTTTTTACATTTATTGGTTTGCCACCAGGATTGCCTTTTCTTTGAGCTTTTCTTTTTCTAGTGACAGCACTTCTAATTTGTGATTTCGACATTCTTCTAGCTTTAGCAAGAGGAACACATTTAGGGTATTTTGATTTTCGATCTTTCTCTAATTTAGATCTACCGCATTTTGCAAAAGATCCATCTTTTTTTCTTGATCCAATATCAACCCAGTTTTGATTAAACCATTTAGTAAGTCCACCTGATCTAGCCATTATGTAGTCCTATATCCTCCGCCTCTTTTTTTATAAGTTCTAACCAACCAGGCGTTAGCGTATGCTGAGGGATAAACTTTAAATTTTCGTTTAGCCTCTGATTTTACTCTTGCATATAATTTTTTATTAGTAGGTACGTTAGCCATGACTTTTAACAACTTTAAGCTTTGCAGTTAAAGAAGCTCCTTTGTGTGCTTTGAATTTGCCTTTGTGTTTCATTAATTTTAAACCTTTGCCAGATTTCATGAAATGAAACCCTTTAGGTGCTTTGATAGATTTCATCATACTTTTTTCCTTTTCTTACCTCTGAGCTTTGCAAAATCAGCACCAGTTATTTTATTTCTAGGCTTGGCGATCATCGCAATTTTCATTTGTTTTTTGCTGTATTTTTTGTTTTTACCTTTTGGCATATATCTCCTTTTCTTGATGTAATTGTTCTTCAACTGACTGTAATACTTTTTGTTTCAAGTCATCGTCTTTTCGTAAGCAATCATAATGAGCATGATCTTTTGATAAAAAGCTTACGAAAGAATCGTTATTAAATATTTTTTCGTTACAATATCTGCAACTACCAACTTCAATATATATGTTGGTTTTTTTCCATAATTTTTTTTTCATAATTTTTTTGTAAAAAACGTAAAAAGGATTTTGTTGTCGCACCAATTCTGAAACACCCTAAAATTTTGTTGCTCTACTTTTCAATAAAAATTTTTTTTTGAAAATTTTGAAAAACCCAATGTGGTATAATGGGTAATAAAAAAAACTTGGAGGAAAAATATGAGTCATGAATGGAAACACCCAAGCTACTATAAAGAGTTAGCAAAGGTGCTAAAAGAGTTAGAAGAAAAAAAATCTAATCACAATGAAGAAAACAATAAGGAGACAGATGAGTAAAGCTATCAATCACTTGGAGAAACTTATTAAAGATAATTGGGAGTCTTTAAAAAGTTGTAAAACACCAATAGATCAAATCATGTTATCAATAGATATGGTCTATCAAAATGAAATGGAAAAATGCAAACCTGATGAAAAAGTAAATATTACTATTACAGAAGAAAATGGTAATATTAGAATACATGGAGTTTGCGTTAAAAAATAAATAAATAAGGCAGTCTAAAATTTGGCTGCCTTAGCAATTCCACTTTCTTAATGCTTTATTGATCCTTGAATTAGGATCTCTTGCGGTTTTAGCTGATGTAAGTCTTTTCTTCATTCCAAGCATCCTAGCGCAAAAGCTCTTTCTACGATTGGCAGCCTTGCTACCCTTTTTTAATTTGCTTGGCTTTGTTGTTACTGGTGCTTTTAAATTTCCGCCAGTTGCTCTGTTATAACTAGCTCTACCTCTAGCGTTTAGTCCGCCAGATTTAGATTTACCTGCTTTTCTTTGCCAAACTGGTGTTGCCATTATGCTTTGACCTTTGGTTTTTGTTGTGGAATGATTAATTCATTACAATCAAACTTGATGTAAATTCCATATTTATTGACATCGTTTCTTCCAAGTTCTTCTAATTTATCGATAGATTTAGCATATCCATCAACTAAACAATCGTAACTATCTATATAAGTGTCTGTATAAGAATAAGGGCTTAGACAAGTGTTTCCAACAGACGTACACATAATAATAGATAAAATAAATTTCATTAAGTTTTTTCTAATTTTTTAATTTTTTGATTTGCTTCTTCTAAATCTTTTGTTGCGTTTTCAAGCTTTTGCAAACATCTTTTGTTTGCACTATCTTTTGATTTGTTGGAATCTTCCAACTCACTAATTTGTTGTTTAAGAATACGGACTTGATCCTTATATTCATTTATTAAATCTAAATTATCCGACATTACTTTTTCTTAAATGTAGAAACACCTTTTATACCAAGTATCGTACTAAAAGATCCCACCACTAAAGCCTGATAAAAAACTGGAAGATTTGCAAATTTATCAAAAAATATATCTATCTTTTCTTGAATGTTTGGATCATCACTAAATACAGACCAAGCTAACAAAAGCAAAGGGATCGAAATAAGTATGAGACAGAATTCGTCTTTCCAGTCTCCTTTATGACTATCAATTACAGCTTTTTTAAATTCTACTTCGCCATTAGCCATACGTTCAGCCATTTTTAATTCAGCGACAGACTCTAATTCTTTTGCTTTTCTTCTATTTGTTGCAATCTTCATTCCAGTCTTAATCATGCCTGGAACTAACTTAGCTGCTAGATTTAACCACATTATAATTTTGCACTCCTCATTTTACCTGCTAACTTTCCTGCTCTTGCAGGTGTTTGTTTAGCCCATAAACTGTCAAGCATTTGGAAACTTGCTTCGCCATAATCTTCATTGTCCAAAGCTTTCCACATATTCTTAAATTTAGATACGCCACCCTCTCCGATTTGATAAACCATGTTGATAATAACTTCTTTAGCAACATGATTAATTGATCTATCTCCTATTAATCTTTCGGCAGCATCAACAGTTCTTTGAAAATCTTTTTCAAAAACTTCTTCTCCAACTTCTTTTGGGTACTCAACACCATGCTCATAATTATCTTCTGGTGTTATTTTATGTCCGTAAAAAATTGTATCAAAACCCTCAGTACATTTATAAATTTTATTAACGTAACCCTCACAGGCTTTGACTTCATCTTTTAGTTCTTCGTACATGATTTCTCCTCTGCAAGTTTGATGTAAATTTAATTCTGGTACGCCAAACAAAAGCGTAAAGTTTTCTGCAAAAATTTTCTAATTTTAAGAGTAAAGCATCTAATATAAGCATCTTCTCCCCCTAACATTCGCAACCCTCACAGGCACATAAATCTTGTTGATCAAAGTGTATATGCAAATCTTCTACGCAATGACAATCACAATGACAGGATTTACATTTCTTTTTTTTTCTTTTTGGCTTTGGAAACATTACAGAGTCCATATAATTAGCAAATCGGTCTAGCAAATTACAAAATTTAATAATTATTTTTTCCATTAATTTAAAATTAATTTTTTAATCGATATTGAACCATCGACATTTTTTTCGATCTCTGCTTTTGATTTGATGCACTTGTATTGTATGTGATCTTTTTTAAGTCTTTCAGCAAATCTTTTACCTTTAAGGCATTGTGATATAGATGGTTGTATTCTTGCCTCTTGAATCTCATTATTAACCATTAATAACAAAGCTATTACAATTTGCTCCATTAGTATTCCTTGTTATTTTCTCTAACTTTATCTTTTAATATTTCTATATCTTCTACAGACTTTTCTAACTGTGACTGCAAATGATTTAGCATAACTTGGTTATGAATATTTTTATCTAAAAGCTCTTGATGTTTTTCGACAGTTTCATAAAGATCTTCTAATAACAAAAACTGCTCTTTATCAGTTGTAATTTGCTCACTTTTTCGTAACAAATCAGCATTCATCAATTCTCTTGATGTTTCTAAACTTTGAATTCTGGAAGTAAGATCTGACCATGCGAAAACGCCTAATGCTACAGCCACAACAATTCCAATCATGTTTTTGACTGGCATTGCAACGCTTGTATTTTCACTAATTTTCATAATCAATCATCACTAATTTTATATTTAATTTTTTCTGTGCATCAGTTGGACATCTACCAATGACTTTACTGTAATGAGGTTTTGCAACTCTCTTTCTATATGTATTTGTTTTAACGTCTATCAGGGATGCTTTTCCCTTTTTATCAACCACCACCAAATCAAAAGGACATTGAGGATCTACAGCTTTTGCAACATGATAACCTTTACTTAAATAATCAATGATGACTTTATACTCACCAATTGAACCTTTGATTGATGTTGCTATTGTACTTGACTTATGACCAGACTTAGTAATGAGCTTAGACTTACCATTCCTACAGCCCATAATAATTTATAAACATTGTCCACTTTTTTATCTAAGTGAGCCAAATGATTATCCTTAATTACACTTATTTTGTTATGTATTAGCTTTATCTCCCCTTGAAGCTTTATAATTTCATTAGCATTTTTTTGTGATTGAGTTGCCATTATTTAGAGTTCTCCAAATCTTCAAGAAAATCTTCTGCCTCATCTTCTGAAATTAAATTATTACTTACCATAGCACCTATAATTTGTGATGAATTTCTATAAAAAGATGGACTGCCTGGATTTAACTGAAATCCTTTTTTCATCAATGCTATAATTTTAGGATTAGTAAACATTTTTCCAACAATTGCTGGAGTTAAAAGTATTGCAGCAGATGGAGCTGTCATTACACCAGATGCTAAACCAAAGATTGCACCAGCTTGAGATAATTGTATAAACATACCACCTGGCACATTTTCTCCTACTGTCTTTCTTTGTGCAACTTCTAAAGCACTAAATAGACTTCTTATATTTTTTATTTCACTTGGCTCAAAAATCTGTTTTAATGTTTGATCGCCAAATTTATCAAATTCTTTTAACAAATAATTAGCATTTAGTTTTCTATAAATCCTATTAGACTCAGCAGATATATCTGAAAGCATTGTACCTTTAATGGATGAAATTAATTCTTCTCTTATTTCTTTATCTTTAGTGCCTTTTAAAACTTCCATAAAATTTTTAATCGTACTTGGTCTGCCTGGTTTTATTAAAGTTTTATAAACTTCTTCTGGTGCTTTACTTGTAAGACTTCTTAAAGTTTTATCATTATATTTCGTAACATTCTGTCTGTAAAAATTTTGAGCATTATTATAAAGAGATTTTAAATTTGTTGGTACTGAGTCTGCTGTCTTTTCAATATTTTTGGTTAAACTATCAGTTAAATTTTGAGCATACCTTGCACCTTGACCTTTTATTAAATCTTTACTTGATCTACTAACGCCTAATAATTTTGATCTTACGTTATTTGCAACTGAAAAAGAAACATTGTCATCTAATGCTCTAATAGTTTGTAAAACTTTAATTCCATCTCTTTCAAGTAATGCAGTTGGTTTTGCTTCTTTTAATAATTTTTCTGCTATTTTTTTTGTTGAGCTTATATCAACAGTAACTCCTTTTGCTGCATTTGTTAATTTATCGTATTTAA